ATCTAAATAGTTTGAGGAAAAGGAAGAGATTTTCTCCCTGGCTCCGTAAGGATAAAGTCAAGGATCTTGATGTAGTTAAATCTTACTATGGTTATAGTAATGAAAAGGCACAACAAGCCCTCCGTATTTTATCTCCTGAACAACTTGCATTTATTACATCTAAACTTGAGACTGGAGGAAAACAATGAGTATCGCGGAACCTGAGGTTCGTTGGTCTCCTGATAAAATGGTAGAAGTGACTTTGAGAGAACCCGATGATTTTCTTAAGGTCCGTGAGACCTTGACCCGTATCGGAGTTGCATCCCGTAAGGAGAAAAAACTCTATCAATCGTGTCATATCCTGCACAAACAGGGTAAGTACTTTATCGTTCACTTCAAGGAACTCTTTGCCCTTGATGGTAAGAAAGCCAACCTTACGGTGAATGATGTTCAACGTCGCAATCGCATCACCCAACTTCTGTGTGACTGGGGTTTGATTGATGTTGTGAAAGAAGAAACGGTTGCTGAAGTTGCACCCCTGAACCAGATCAAAGTTCTTTCTTATAAAGAAAAGAATGAGTGGGCTTTGGAGACCAAGTACAACATTGGTAAGAAGAAAAAAGCTGACGAAACCGTATAAATAATTCGTCGCTTTTCGTGCGCGACGCTATACATACGGAATATACGCTACTGTATGGACGGTGTTTTCGCCACCGTCCTTTTTTATTGCTCATATAATTAGTATTGGATGCCTTCGGGGTCCACAAAACACAAACTCGCTTTTAAAGGAGCTACCATAATGACGAACCTCACAAGGTATAGAACTGCCGATTTGCCTACCCTGTTGGATAGGATCACGCGCAACAGTATTGGAATGGATGAATATTTTGATCGTCTGTTCAATCTTCACGAAACTACAACAAACTATCCACCTTACAACCTTATTCAGGTAAATAATGTTGAATCCCATTTAGAACTTGCACTAGCTGGATTTAAAAAGGAGGAAGTTCATGTATACACAGAGTATGGAAAACTTTTTGTTGAGGGACAAAAGGTGGACGCCGAGACAGAGAGGACGTTTATCCACAAGGGATTGGCTCAAAGAAGTTTTCAACGAGCGTGGACTTTATCCGACGACACAGAAGTCAGGGACGTTGTATTCGAAGACGGACTTCTACGGATCGTACTTGGGAAAATAGTTCCAGAACATCACGCTCGTAAGGATTACCTCTAAATACTTACACCTGCGTGCCATGCAGTGGGGTTGCCTTTTTAGGTAACCCCTTTTATAATTTGGAGAAAAAGATGTCTGTAAAACTAATTGTTCTTAAATCTCTTGAAGAAATTATTGCTGACGTAAAGGAACTTGTTCTTGAAAAAGATGGAAAAGAACAAGTAGTTGGATTTCTTCTAAAAGAACCAAAGGTTCTAAGTTTGTCCAGAGCAATGACATTGAATGAGGAAGAAGATCCAAATCGTGTCAATGTCAACTTTGCAAAATGGCAACCCTTCTCTGATGATGAACAATATCAAATTCCTGCAGATTGGGTTGTGACAATTTGTGAGCCAATTGAGAGGCTCAAAAAATCATATGAGGATCAAGTAAATGCAAAAGAACGTACAATGTCTATTCTTGAAGAACAAAACAGTATTGATCTCTGAAGTTGCGGAAGTTGGTGGTGATATTGGGGAACCAGATTGTAAACTGATCAAACCATATGAAGTTCTAACAAAACCTGGTTGCCCAAACGAACGTGCAGAGAATAGAATTGTTCCATGGTTGGATTTTACTCCACAAGATGTTATACTGATGAGGTCGGATGACGTTCTCACGTTTGTAGAACCAACGAAAGAACTCCTTGATCATTACTTGAAGATTACCTGATGCGATTTTATACGAACGTTCAAATGGTTGGGGACCAAATGTTGGTCCGTGGTTATGAAAATGGTAAACGGTATATGAACAGGGAGGTTTTCAATCCCACCCTGTTTGTATCTGCAAAAAACAAGAAGAGTAAATATCGCACTCTTGAAGGTGAACCAGTAGAACCTGTTCGTCCTGGAACCATCCGCGAAACCCGTGACTTCATGAAGAAGTATGATAACGTGGATGGTTTTAACATTTATGGTTTTGAACGTTTCATTTATCAATACATCTCAGATCACTATCCAGAAGATCATGTTGAATTTGATATTGCAAAGATCAATCTGGTAACCATCGACATCGAGACCAAATCCGAGTATGGCTTTCCTGATGTTGAGAGTGTCAGTGAAGAACTGTTGTTGATTACTATTCAAGACTTCAACACCAAACAGATCATTACTTGGGGGGTTGGACCATTCGACAACAAACAAGACAATGTTGATTACCGTCAGTTTCCTGATGAGTATTCGATGTTGAGTGCCTTTATTCAGTGGTGGATTGAGAATACCCCTGATGTGGTGACTGGATGGAACTGTGAGTTCTTTGATATTCCATACCTTGCAGGACGCCTCAACCGTGTCCTGGGAGAGAAACTCATGCGTCGTTTATCTCCTTGGGGTCTTGTCACTCAACAGGAGATGTTTGTGCAGGGACGTAAGAACATCTGCATGGACATTGGAGGTGTGTCTGTTCTGGATTACATGCGTCTATATCGGTGGTCTCCTGGTACTCCTAACCAAGAGAGTTTCCGTCTGGACTACATTGCACAACAGGAACTTGGTCAACAGAAACTGGACCACAGTGAGTTCGATACGTTCAAGGACTTCTATACCAATGGTTGGCAGAAGTTTGTTGAGTACAACATTGTTGACGTAGAACTGGTAGACCGACTTGAGGACAAACTCAAGTTGATTGAACTCGCACTGACTATGGCTTATGATGCCAAGGTGAATTATCAAGATATTTTTTACCAAGTGCGACTTTGGGACTGCATCATTTATAACTACTTAAAGAAAAAGGATATTGTCATCCCACCCAAAGAAAGGAGTGAGAAGGATGAAAAATACGCAGGCGCATACGTTAAGGAACCGATTCCTGGGCGTTATGATTGGGTGGTTAGTTTTGACCTTAATAGCCTGTATCCCCATCTTATTATGCAGTACAACATCTCCCCTGAAACCCTCCTGGAAGAAAGACATCCCACTGCGAATGTTGAAAGGATCCTGAACGAGGAGATCAACTTTGAAATGCACAAAGACTATGCAGTCTGTGCAAATGGTGCAATGTATCGCAAAGATGAACAAGGATTTCTTCCTGAGTTGATGCAGAAGTATTATGATGAACGTGTCATCTTCAAAAAGAAGATGATCCAAGCCAAAAAGGAGAATGAGAAGTCTCCATCTATTGCACTGCAGAAAGAGATTGCACGGTGTAATAATATCCAGATGGCTAAGAAGATTTCTCTTAACTCTGCCTATGGTGCCATCGGTAACCAATACTTCCGTTATTACAAACTTGCTAACGCAGAAGCCATTACCCTCAGTGGTCAGGTTTCTATTCGTTGGATCGAGAACAAGATGAACGAGTATCTAAATAAGATACTCAAGACCGACGGCGTTGATTATGTTATCGCGTCTGATACCGATTCTATCTATCTACATCTTGGTCCACTTGTTGATCTTGTATTTCCTAAAGGAGTACGTGATAAAGGAAAAGTCGTTGACTTCCTCAATAAGGCTTGCGAAGATCAGATTGAACCATTCATTGACAAAAGTTATCAAGAACTTGCGACGTATGTAAACGCATACGACCAGAAGATGCAAATGAAACGTGAGAACATCGCGGATCGTGGTATCTGGACTGCAAAGAAACGATACATCCTTAATGTCTGGGACAGTGAAGGTGTGCGTTATGCAGAACCCAAACTGAAGATTATGGGTATTGAGGCTGTGAAGTCATCTACTCCTGCACCTTGTCGCAAGGCCATTAAGGATGCACTGAAAGTAATGATGAGTGGTACGGAAGATCAACTGATTGACTTTATTGACGACTTCCGCAATCAGTTTAAGAAACTTCCTCCAGAAGAGATTTCATTCCCTCGTTCTGTTAGTGAAGTTGCAAAGTACAAGAGTAACCAATCCATTTATGCGAAAGGAACTCCCATTCATTGTCGTGGAGCCCTTTTATTCAATCACCATGTAAAACGACTTGGTTTGGATGGTAAATACTCTTTGATTAAGAATGGAGAAAAGATCAAGTTCTGTTATCTTCGCAGCCCAAATCCTATTCATGAGAATGTGATGTCTTTCATTCAAGACTTTCCTAGGGAGATTGGTATTGAGAAGTATGTAGACTATGACCTTCAGTTTGAAAAATCATTTCTGGACCCCTTGAAAATCATCTTGGACGTGATAGGATGGGGTGTAGAGAAATCCGTAAACCTAGACCTGTTCTTCTCATGAACGACAACGAATCTAAACAAGATAAGTGGAATAGAGGTTTAGACCTCTTCGTAGAGAGTGTTCTCAAACCAGACCAAGAGTTGCGACAGTGTGCTCATAACCAAAAGTGTTATACTGAACTGTTGGACATTCGTGAGAATGTGTTAGAATATCTTAAGACCCTAAGGTGGTATTGAATGGATTTGCCAATTAATGATGAAGAACTCGCAACGATTGTGAGTGCGATGTATTTGGGCGGCGATACCGCCCTTTATCAAAAACTTAAACTTGTAAAGGAACTTCGAGAACAAGATCTCCCTTACAAAAAAATTCTTCGTGAACAATATGGGATGGTAGCCTGATGGACTTTCTTAAAGAAATTGTAAAAGAAGTTGGTGGTGAATACACTCAACTTGCTTCCGAAATCGATGAAACGGAAACTTATGTTGACACGGGTTCGTACATTTTTAACGCACTGGTCTCAGGTAGCATATTTGGTGGTGTATCTGGGAATAAGATTACTGCTATTGCTGGAGAATCTAGTACTCTCGCCGTTGTTAAGAATTTTCTTGATAATAACCCCGATGGTTATTGTCTCTACTTTGATACTGAGGCTGCCATTACAAAGTCCCTCCTGGTCTCACGCGGCATTGACACATCACGCCTTGTCGTGGTTAATGTTGTCACCGTAGAAGAGTTTCGCGGTAAAGCCCTTAAGGCTGTAGATCTATACTTAAAAAAACCTGAAGGAGAACGCAAACCATGTATGTTTGTGTTAGACTCTTTGGGTATGCTCTCAACCGAGAAAGAGATTACTGACGCACTAAACGACAAACAAGTTCGTGACATGACCAAATCACAACTTATCAAAGGTGCATTCCGTATGATCACTCTTAAGTTGGGGCAAGCCAAAATTCCAATGATCGTTACCAACCATACCTACGATGTTATCGGATCTTATGTACCAACTAAAGAAATGGGAGGAGGCTCTGGCCTCAAATATGCAGCAAGTACGATCATCTATCTCTCAAAGAAAAAAGAAAAGGATGGAACAGAAGTGGTCGGCAATATTATCAAAGCTAAGACTGCTAAGTCGCGTTTGAGTAAGGAGAACCAGGAAGTCAATGTCCGTCTATTTTATGATGAGCGTGGTCTTGATCGCTACTATGGTCTTCTGGAACTCGGGGAACTCGCTGGACTCTGGAAGAATGTTGCGGGGCGTTATGAGATCAATGGTAAAAAGATTTACGGAAAAGAGATCATGAAGAACCCAGATCAGTATTTTACTGAAGATGTAATGGAGAAACTAGATGTTGCAGCCAGAAAAGAGTTCTCGTATGGTTCAAGTGATACCATCGATACTCCATCAGGAGATCTGCCAGAGCTTGATCCAGTCGTTTGAACAATCGGATCAAAAAGAAAGGGTTGATCATGATGCAAAACCAAGGTTCACTCAGGTGAACTTTGGTCAAAATCCATACCTTGTTCAAAGATCTAAGACTGCAGTTGATATCTACAGAGAGTTACTTGGTCCTAGATCCTGGCACCTTCCTCCATTGAAATACATGGAGGAATTTCGCGTTAAGAAATATGATCCAGAAACAAGAGATCGATTTGATGAACACATTGATGTTGTGAATTATGCAACTGCACGTCGATATCTTGCACTTCTTTTTTATCTAAACGATGTTGATGAAGGAGGGGAGACAGAGTTCCCTCTTCATGGTAAGATGATTAAACCAGAGGCTGGTTCAGTCCTGGTGTTTCCTCCCACATGGGAATATCCACATGCAGGACGCCCTCCTGTAAGTGGATCTAAGTACATTATGAGCACGTATCTTCATTATGGATAGAGTTGAAAGTACAATTCTTCGTAACATGGTTCATGATGAAGACTATCTTCGCAAGGTAGTCCCATTCATCCAACCTGATTACTTTGATAACCATAAGGATCGTGTTGTCTTTGAGGAGATTGTGAAGTTTGTCGTCAAGTATGACAAACCCGCAAACCAAGAGATCCTGAAGATCGAAGTTGAAAACAGGTCTGATGTTACAGATACTGAATTTAAGGAACTTCTAGAACTCATTTCTTCTCTAGATAATGTACCAACCAATAAAGATTGGTTGCTTGATACTACTGAGAAGTGGTGTCGTGACCGTGCAATTTATCTTGCCTTGATGAAGTCCATCAAGATTGCAGATGGTCAAGATGAAAAGAAAGGTCGTGATGCCATCCCCAGTATCCTCAGTGATGCACTAGCTGTATCATTTGATAATCACATTGGCCACGATTATCTGCAGGACTATGAACAACGTTACGAGGTATATCACAGAAAAGAGGAAAAGATCTCATTCGATCTTGAGTACTTTAACAAGATCACAAAAGGTGGTCTGCCTAATAAAACTCTCAACATCGCTCTTGCTGGTACGGGTGTCGGAAAATCTCTATTCATGTGCCATGTTGCTAGTTCCGTCTTGTTGCAAGGAAAGAACGTTCTCTACATCACACTTGAAATGGCAGAAGAACGAATTGCTGAACGAATTGACGCCAACCTTCTTAACGTCAACATCCAAGAAATCACGGATCTCCCAAAAGTAATGTTTGATAACAAGGTGAATAACCTTGCAAAGAAAACTCAGGGTCAGTTGATTATTAAAGAGTACCCAACTGCGTCTGCACATGCTGGACACTTTAAGGCCTTACTTAACGAACTTGCACTTAAGAAGTCTTTTAGACCTGATATTATTTTCATTGACTATCTTAATATTTGTGCTTCCAGTCGGTATTCAAAACTGGGTAACGTCAATTCTTATACCCACATCAAGGCCATCGCAGAAGAACTTAGGGGTCTTGCGGTCGAATTCAATGTACCAGTTGTTTCGGCTACCCAAACTACTAGGTCTGGTTATGGTAGCTCTGACGTTGAACTTACTGATACTTCTGAATCCTTTGGTCTTCCTGCTACTGCCGATCTTATGTTTGCTCTTATTAGTACGGAAGAGTTGGAAGAACTGGGCCAGATTATGGTTAAACAACTGAAGAACCGATACAACGATCCCACCATTAACAAGAGGTTCATCGTTGGGATTGACAGGGCCAAAATGCGCCTGTATGATTGTGAACAGTCTGCACAGAGAGACATTCTTGACAATGGACAGGATGCGGACTATGATGAACCCGAAAACAAATTCAAAAACAAATTCGCGGAGTTGAAGTTTTAATGAGTAACGTTGACTATAGTAAGTATCAGGAGTTTGTGAATGAAGTCACTTCCAAACCAAGTAAGAACTATTACGATTTTGGCCAACGCCTTGCGGTTCTCAACGACCAGGGATTTCCTACCGAGCGATTGCTTACTGCTGCTGTAGGTATGTGTGCCGAAGCTGGTGAGTTTACTGAAGTTGTGAAGAAGATTGTCTTCCAAGGTAAACCAGTAAATGATGACAACATGTTCCACCTAAAACGTGAACTGGGTGATATCATGTGGTATGTGATGCAAGCCTGTATGGGTCTTGGTGTGTCACTTGATGAAGTTGTCGAAATGAATGTGGAGAAACTTCTTGCACGTTACCCTGAGGGTGCGTTTGATGTTCACTTTTCTGAAAACCGTAAAGAAGGTGATGTCTGATGGTACTATCTAAATCTGTTGAAGAATCTCTCAACGAAGCTGTGGTTGATTTGCGCAATGCACTTGCATTTGCCGCACGTCAGGAAGAACCCTACGTCGGTAAACAAATTGCAGACATGATCATGAACATTGATCAACTGCAAAAGATTGACAAGTTGTTTGATAAACTTGACAGTCGTGAACCAGGAAGTCGTGGTTCTTTCGGTAGTTTCTTTGATGATGTCGAATGAACTATGATGATCTCATTAAAATGTACAGTGATAGAATGAACACATGTCGTGAATGTGAACATTTTATAAAACTTACAAAACAATGTGGTAAATGTATGTGTTTTATGCCAGTAAAAGTAAGAATGGTTAACCAACATTGTCCGATTAACAAGTGGTAATTATGAAAACTGTAACTCTCAATTTGTCCACCTATCAAGCTGCGGTGGTTCGTCAAGTTCTTTTTGAGGCCCAGAAAGGATATTCTTATGGACCTTCTGCACCAGAACGGGTGTTTGAGATCCGTGAAGTTATCACTGATCTGGATGATGCAATCAGTCAGGTTGTAGAATAAATAAGAGGGCTGAGGCCCTCTTTTTTCATGGCTAGTCTTTCAGGTAAAACAACCGCAGGAGAACAGAACTGGCAAGTTTATGTTGTAGATCGTGCTGACAGGGCATCAACAGAATATTTGGTCGAAGCTGCTGGAATGGTGTATACCAAGACATCACCATCCAAACAAACAGATATAATTGGTGTTGCACAAGTTGGTGAGAAAGTAAAGATCACTAGTACAACAATTTACAATGTTACTGTAACTAAAGGACCTCTTGGTAGAGGAAGAACAGAACAGTGTGCTCAGGTTAGATATCAAAGTAAGACTGGATATCTCAAACTTACATCGATTAGAAAACCAACAAGTGCTGGAGATGCTGCAGAGAAAAGAACTCTAACACTTACACAAACTTTACTGGAACAATTAAAGGACATTGCTGGTGTAGGTAGAGGTGGTAATTCATCTTTCAATATCACTGTTCCTGGACTTGGACCTATTAATGGTATTAATGGTATTCGCAAGGTAACTACTAGGCCGTTGGGTAGAGAAGCAAAGGCTGACTTTGCATTGATTGACAAGAGAGGAAAGGAGATCCTCTATGTTTCACACAAACAAGGAAAGACTGCATCAGCTTTCCAACAGTATGGTGGTGTGTCTGAAAAGTCTGGAACTCCTGGAAATCCTGGACTGATCATGAATGATCCAGAGGTCCAACAGTTCTTTGATGATCTTTATACTTTCTATGAAGATGATAAAATGGGATTGAAACAGTATGATAACAATCCCTTTGGTAGTGGAAGACTGAATAAGAGAGTGTTTAGATACCTTGGAGATCCTACTTTAATCAGTAGATCTGTATATGGTCCTGATTTTGGTAGACCATTTGGACCAGACAACGTACATCTTCTTGGTCAAGGTGAGTTTATCTTCACACCTATTGTTAGCCCTGATGGTGATATTACTTTCCAACTTACGTTCTCTGGACCAATGGAAATCAATGGTGTAACTACACCATTCACAGAGAGAAATAATCCATATAGAGCCATCATCATGGCCAGATATACAAGTGGTAGAAAAGTGGTGAGTTCAAGGGGTGATCTTCCTGGTGTTCGATGCGTCATCGCACCTGCCGCCCTCGCAGGGGCCGGTGTAGATATTGACACACTGCTCTGACCACGGACCCGAAACTCTGGTAAAATAAATAAAAGAACACGCACAAACTAAATGAATGAAATTTGGAAAGACATTGATGGGTATGATCAATATCAAATTTCATCATTAGGTAGAATAAGAAATAAAAATACTGGCAGAATAAGAAAAACCTTTTTAAAACCTGGTAGAAAATACGAAGTTACAATACAACTTCACAAAAACTCCATTAAAAAAACTTACAATTTGCATCGGTTGGTAGCAAAACATTTTTTAGAGAATTATGATGACAATTTAATAGTAATGCATATTGATGAAAATCTTCCAGTTGATGTTGTCAATTCTGTTTCAAATCTAAAAATGTCAACTCAAAGTGAAAATATGAAGGACTGTTTTTTAAAAAATAGAAAATCACATTCTGGAAAGAATAATCCTAGGTATATTGATGGTAGAGAAATGAATAGGAAAACTAATCGCAATAAAGAAAGAGGTCACTGGTAATGGCTCTTAATACCCATTTGGAACACCTTGAAGACGACATCCTCAACCAGGGGACAGAAGGTGGCTTAAATGCGATCAAGTTCCTTCGTGAACTGGGGGACATGCTCACCCAACCCCAGTCCAACGTCAAGGTAACGACAAAGTGGGATGGTGCTCCTGCAATTATCTGTGGTAAAGATCCAGTCTCTCAACGGTTCTTTGTGGGAACCAAGTCTGTCTTTGCCAAGACTGCACCTAAAGTTATCTACAGTGAAGCCGATGCTGACGCAATGTATGAAGGTCAATTGGCTCAAAAATTGAAAGACGCATATCGATATCTCTCTCAACTTCCTATTCAAGGAGTTCTTCAAGGAGATCTTCTTTTCACCGACGACAAAGATACCCGTCTGGTGAATGGTGAACAATCGATTGTGTTTCAACCAAACACGATTGTTTATGCAGTCCCAACTAACTCTGCTCTGGGTGCAAAGGTTGCCCGTGCAAAGTTGGGTATTGTGTTTCACACCACTTACGTTGGTCCAACTCTTGCAGATATGAATGCACAGTTCGGTGCAAGTGTCTCTAATCTTCAGGGTAATGCTGATGTGATGGTGTTTAGCTCTGACTTTACTGATGCTACTGGTGCTGCAAAGATGACAGAGGCTGAGAAACGTCAGTATGATCTGTTGGTCAATCGTGCAGAGGGATCTCTCAAACAAGCCAGTGCATTCCTTAACCTACTGGGTTCCTTTGGACAAAGTAAGTTCATGATGAATGTGTTGTTCAAACAGTTTTTTAATACCTACATCCGTCAAGGTAAACCAATTCGCAACGTACAGGACGTAGTTCAAGACTTTAAAGTTTATTATTCTGGTCTTCTCAACAAAGAAATTGCAACAAAGAAGACGAAATCGGCCCAAGATAAATATTTACAAATGCGGACAGATGGTCTTAAGTTCATTCAAGTGAACGAAAGATCCATCTATTTCACCGTTGCCTCATACATGAATTTGATTGAGGCTAAGAACTTTATTATTCGTAGACTTGAGAGGGTTCAAACTTTGGGAACCTTCCTTCGCACGGAGAACGGATACAAAGTCACGGCTCCAGAAGGATTTGTGGCC